CGGGTCATGGCCTGGATTAAGCGGGCGTCGGGTAATGCCGCCACGGTGGCCGGGGAATAAGCGTACTGCGAGCCGGATACCGTGCTCCAACGGGGAATCGTGTACTCTTGCGACATAATCCCGACTTCTTCCATGACGTGCTTGTTGTCCACGTCGTAGTAGATGGACACGTAGGAGGTGCGATACTTCTGGTCACCCCCGTACTGGTCAGTAGGGATGATGCAGTGGTGCACGTTGAATTCTTTATGCGGCTCCTTCGCCATGGAGTCACGCACCTTCTGGTGCACGTTCTTGAATAGCGAAGTCAGCTCGCGGGCGGAGGGTTTCCACTTCCGGTACACCGAGTCGATGATCCCGTCTGCGTTTTCCATCCAAGCTACATCGCGCAGGTGCCAGCAGCGGTACAGCAGGCCGGTGGCATCTTTGTTCATCGATACTTGGATGACGCACTGGCCAAAGGCAGAGAAGTCGTGATCTCCCTCCTTCGTTGCGCGAGCGAACTGCGAGGTGCGAGTGTGCATCGCCCGGCGCATGCGCGTCGATGCCCACTCCAGCCACTTCTTACCCTCAGTGCCGAGCTTGTCGTATTCCTGCGTGCGGATGTGGAACCACACCTTGCTTGTCGGGCGCAGCATCGCGCCGATAGAATTGCCCAAGTCTCGACGTGCGAGAATGGGGTAGGAGGTCATCAGGTTGGTGGCGAACTCTTCGCCGACGTTGCGCACCGTAGTGAAGTCCGCACGCTCGGGGTAGAAGTTGTCGGCAATGGTCTGCCACAAGGAAAGGAGCTGACTCCTCTTGTCAAACAGTTCTTCGCTTTGCTTAATCAGGTCTTCGACGTAGGCCATCGTTATCCACCGAATACGTTATCTGAACCAGTTTGAGAGAGCATCGTATTTGCTCGCCCTGTGCCTTCTTGCATCGCCAGCAGCGCCCTACGACGGCGCACACGGGCTATCTCGGCGGCGTCAGCCACGGGCATAACGAGATTCGGGTCAGTCGCGGGGGCATTGGCGCTATCCGTCACGCTGGATATGGTCTTGTTTTGGGATAATAAGTTGAGTGGATCAACGCCCGCTTTGCTGGCCAGGTGCAAAGGGTCAAGACCCGCCTTATCGAGCAAGTTGCCAATGGGGTTTACCAGCGTACTTACCGCTTTTTTTGCCAATTTAACAACGTCGCCCATGATCTCCTCCTATTTCTTTCGCATTACTACTTTCGGCGCCTGGTTCCTGCGCGCCCAGCCGCCTTCGATGTTCTTGCCCTTGATGCCGTCCGACCACGCCATAACCACGGCGTCGCCTTTGTCCGTTGACCGTCCAAGTCTATCACAAACCTTTTCCTTCGGCTCCACTTTGATTCCGTTGGGCGTCACCTCGTAAGTAGGCGCGCACAAGTCCGATACCAGCTCGGCATCTGGGGGTAGCGCAATGGGTGATCCGCCTTCTTGCGACGGGTCAAGTGCCTCGCGGAAACGCCAATACGTTTCGGTGCGCACGTTCGTAAACTTCAACGTGTTGTCCACCGTCCGCCGCAGTGAGGCCTTGACCCCCATATACCCCACGGCATCTATCTGGTTCTCGCGCAGGTGGGCGAAGGCATCACCACCCCAACCACCCCCGATGTCGATGATGACGCGGGCGTTGTTGCGCCGGTTGGCAATCACAAACCCGGCATACGTCTTTCCGTCTGGTGTTTCCACGCCATCCTTTACCAGTAGCGGGGCGTACCACCCATCGTGGCGCGGAGCCAACACCGATCTGTCAGCACCCCCCTGCGCAACGTCGGCTCCAATGGCGCACATAGGCACACCCACGGGCGGGGTGGGCTTCCACCTCTCTTGCGCAGCCCTGATCCACGCCGTTGGGATCGTTTGAAAGGCGTCATCGCGCAACGAAGTGTCGAAGCGCCCATCACGGTACGCGAGGCGTAACTCTTCGGGCAAGGCCGCCAGCACCGAGGCGTAGTTCGTGGCCGACAGGTCGGGGTTGTCACTCAGCTTGGCTGGAATGAAAGTGCGCGAGCGCGCGGTGATAGGCGTTGGCTCGCCCTCGATTGTGTGAGGTCCTGGCCCGTCAACCTCAGTGTCCTTGCCGTTGATGGTGGTGTACCACCGCAACTCGCCTGGCTGTGCGGGATGGGGGTGCTGGGGATCAAGCCACGCAGCCCAACGCTTGATGACCCACAGCCCCTCGGGGCGTGTGGGTGGATTGCCCGCGCCAACGATACGGCAACGCTGCAAGGGGTTGGCCGCTCTGTTCCAACCGATGATGAACGTGTACTGTGACTCGGTGAAGTCGCTGATCTCGTCAAAGCATATCAAGTCATGGGGGGTACCCTTGTATTTCTGTTTGTCCTCTTCAAGCTGCACTCCACCGATGTCCACAAGCCTTTCGGGGAAGCGCCATGTGTTCGCCTGCGAACTCCAGCCGTCGCGAGATCCCACGATCTCGGCCATACGCTCGACCAGGCCACTGGCTTCCTTGTTCGTGCGGCGCAGTAGTAGCGAGCGAGTGTGCGCAGTAAGCGCGAGGCCTATCTCCAGATCGGTCTTGCCACCGCCAGCCTGCCCGCCGTAGAACACTTCGTCGGCTTCGCTCAGGTAGGCGTCAGTCTGCGGACCGGGGTTGGGTAGCCACATCATGCCCTTTGTGGCCTGATACGCTTCGCCCACGAGAGCTGCCTTATCCTTATCGGACACGGTGGACAAGCGTTGGAGGATGTCGTCTAACTGCATACCGACCACGAGGCGACAGGTTTGCCCGTATAAATGTCGAGGGTGCAAGCCAGCTCAACGGCCTCCTCGGCGGTCTTGCCCGAGTGCATGGCCGCGAAGGCAATCACTTCGCCAGAGCCTCCCGACCAAGGAATGCTTGCGGGGAATATGCGCATGTTCTTGGTGATCTCCAGCGCGCTTCCATCAGGGGATACGATGATTCCCCCGAAGGGTTCTTCATCGTTTAACTCAGGCATCTCGCCTTCACCATTCAGCCACGCCACAACCTCGGGGAAGACAGACAAGCACCCGGCGAATGCCGCGTAGCGGCCATCATCGAGCGGGAATAACTTGTTCGCTTCACCAAACACCGTGCTACCCGCAGTGGCCTGCGAGTCAACTGCAAGTGTCTTTCCATCGTAGGCTATGGTCGTCATGGGTCACTCCTCAATTCCTTTGGGCACGGGATAGCACCCAAAAGAATTGCCCCTCCGAAGAGGGGCTTTGCCTACGACATACGGGTGGTGACCCAAGTGTTCGCTGCGGTGCGCTGGCTGTAGAAGTGGCCAGAAGTAACCGTAGCAACCAGACCTGCGCCAACAAGGGTGTGGCCACTCGCTGCCGTGACGGTAAACGAGTTTGCGCCAGTGGCAACAGCAGACCACTCGAAGCCCTGCCCGATGGCATATGTCGCAGCCAGCGCGGTGTCCATCGCGGTGCCCGTATCGACGGTAGCAACCACGGCAGCCGCTGTGGTGCTCGTGACGATGCCTGTGGCTACCAAGGCGGCGGTCAAAGTGCCCGTGGCGTTCAGCGTGCCAGCAGCGCCTTGCGGGCGGCGTATCACACCAGCGTCGTCTGTGGTGACGCCTACGCGGCCGTCAACGACAAGTTGTTTATCCGCAGACAGGCCGATGAGACGGCCATGCAGGGACGTGAGGATTTTCTTTGTTGCAGACATGGTGATTCTCCTTTGCTTGTTATGCGATGGGACCTAGCCCAGCATTGCTACAGGTGCCCGTGGCCGACGGATGGCGGTGAAGCCTTGGCTCTCGCTAGTATCCTGCGCAGCGCGTCGCCTGTGTACGTTGTGTCCCTATCCGTGAAGCAGCCACCGACTGTAACGATGTCGGCGGCAACCTCAAGCGGCACTTCGGTCAAGATGCCTGAGACTACTCTCGCCAGGTTGATCCAAACCTCGAACAAGATCACCTCCTCTCGCGCTGCGTAGTGCTACCCTTCGCTAAACCCTGCTCTCGGTTCGCCTTTGTTGCTCAACCAAAAGAGCTTTGTAGTGTGCTGCTGAATCAAGGTAACGGGCGCTGCTAGCGCCAATCT